TTTATTGCGCTAGAAACTGCACTATCACCAATAGCTATTGCATTAGTACCAGTAGCACTTGGTTGAGCCGTGGGTGAGCTTTCATTAGCAGCATAAAGATCAGCACCACCACCACCTATCGCAGTTCCACCAAGTAAGAGGTTAGTACCGTCAGAGCTAAGTGTAATGCCCCCACCAGAGCCTGTGTTATCAATATTAATTGCACCCATTATTTATTACTCCTATGCATACGTCACCTCTGAGGTTGAAATATTAGCGACCCAGCGGATGTTATGTGCGGCTTCACCTGTGCAAGTAATCGCTAGTGCATTATTCGTGTTATCGGCTGACAGAGCCACAGTCCAACCATTACCATCAGCAAAGGTCTGTATGTTGCTGCTTACCAAAGTAGTCGTGCCACCATCGTTTTTCAGCAAGCCTTTTATTTCCCAACCACCTTGATCCTGTGCTCCATTCTGCATTGCTACAATCGTTCCTGAGAACATAATGCATGTATCAGATGCTGCTACGATTTGGTTGGTGCTTCCCGCTGTGCTGTTAGTTGTAGTTAAGACTTCTGGAGTTGCGTCAGTAGTGTCAGCGTACAGAATATACATACCACCTTGCGCTGACCCCGCAGAAAACCACCCTTTAGAACCAAAGATAAATGCGTTTTGAACAGCCGCCTTAGCATATGGGCCAAATGTCATTGCATAGGTCTGGGATGCGGTGGATGTAGAACCGCCAATACAAGCTGCTAAAGTGCCACTGACTGTATGATTTGTGCCTATGGCAATACCTGTACCCCCAGTAACATTGTTTGTATTACCTAACGCAAATGCATCGGTATTAGCTACGATATTGTTATCACCTATAGCGAAACTGTCAGCGCCACTAGCTTTAGATAAACGCCCCATCGCAATACTATTAGCACCAGTAGCACCGTAGCTAGAAGTGTTATTGGCTATAGCTGCTGCGAAGCTGTCTGTGCCAGACGCATAAGACCCACCGAGGGCCATTGCGCCAGAGCCTGTTGCTGTAGTAGCTTTACTTCCTGCAGAATTATAACCAATAGCAGAACTATACGAAGAACTTGTAGAGCCGTTAATAGCAAGAGTATAGGTGCCACTAGCTGAAGCACCTGCGCCAATAGCTGTGCTTCCTGTATTATACGCAAAACTATTATAACCAAAAGCAGCAGAAAATAAGGCTTGTGCTTGGCTATTTGAGCCGACCGCAATAGACCTATCATTACTTGATACAGAATTTCGCCCTATAGCAACAGCATTTGTACCACCAGAAACAGAAGGTTTAGTAGCAGTACCATCGTAGGTTTCAGCATAAAGATCTAAATTACCACCAGCATCTGCAAAACTCAAAACCCCAGAGCCATTTGTAGTAAGTACCTGCCCACTTGTACCATCAGTGATAGCTGCAGTAGGTGCAGTAGTAAATACAGCTACGTTACCTGTAGCATCAGGGAATGTAATTGTACGATCTGCTGTTGGGTTTGTAAAGGATACTGTAGTCTCGTTAGCATCTGCACTAGAACCCTCAACACTAAACCCTGAGTCACTTAGATACAAACCAGATACAGTTGGGCTTGTCAGTGTTTTGTTAGTAAGTGTCTTAGTCGTACCTGCAAAGTATGTATCAAGTAAGTCTACATCAAAGTAACCAATAGATGAAGCAGAGGAGTCAAACACTGCAATACCATCGTTGTTAGCGATAGCAGTGCTTGTGTCAATCGTAATAACTGATACATCTGCTACAGCATTAAGTTCAGCACCTGTAGCTGTCAGACCAGTTACGTTGTTAGCTGTACCGTTGACTGCTTGAATACGTGACTCAATAGCTGCTGCTGTAGCTAACTCAGAGTTAGTAGACCCTGTACCTACACTGGTTACAATATCAGTTACACTGTCTGTACCATCTGACAGAGTACCAAATGTAATTGTACCTGTAGTGGTGATAGCACTTGATCCATTATTAATAGAACCAAAGCCACTTGTAATGCTACCACTATCAAGAGCACCTACTGTAGTCACATTGCTTAGTGTATCTAATGCACTTTCAAAGTATGTCTCAAAATCAGTTAGTGCTACCTGCTTCATAGTGCCAGCATCATTAACTACAACTCTGTCTGCATCTGCAAGAGTGGTAGCCGTAGCTGCTGTATCCCCATCCATGATGTTTATTTCAGTAGCAGTAGCAGTTACATCTGTAAGATCCGTAGGTGCAATACTAATGTTAGCTGTACCATCAAAAGACTGACCCGCAATTGTACGTGCAGTTGCTAAAGCTGTAGCTGTATCAGCATTACCTGTTAAATCACCTGTGACATTACCTTCAATGTTAGCTACAAGTGTACCTGTAGTAATCGTAAGATCACCTGTAGATGCACCTGTAAATGTACCTGTACCTACAGTAAACTTATCTGCACTTTCATCCCAACCAATAAAGGCATTATCAGATGTACCACGTTCAATGACAATACCAGCATCATTAGAAGGTGTACCTGTAGTACCATTACCTAGTTCCATTAACAAGTCAGCAACAACAGTATTGGTTGTGTTGATTGTAGTTGTTGTACCATTTACAGTTAAGTCACCACCAATAATAACATTACCTGTTGTAGTAACTGCATCCATATATCCGTGTGACCAATAGTTAGAACTGTCACCTAAACTATATGTACTGTCTGTACTTGGTATAAGATTAGAGGCTACATCTGCTGTAATTGTAACAGTGTCTGTAGCTGCATTACCTAAAATAGTATTACCATTAACACTAAGATTTGTACTCACAGTAGCTGCACCCGTTACGGCAAGAGTACTTCCATCAAAAGTTAAATTACCGCTATCCTCTAGTGCTCCACTTGTTCCAGCCAAAACAACACGTCCTGACGTTAAGTCACTAACTGTAGCACTAGCAAGAGTGCTTTCTCCTGTTACACCTAAAGTTCCACCTACCGTGGTATTATCTGTTACACCTAACGTAGACGATAAAGTAGTAGCTCCTGTTACGCCTAGTGTACCTGCGACTGCTGTATTACCAGAAGCGGAAGCTACTGTAAACTTATTAGTATTAATATCAAAGTCACCATCAATGCCTACAGCGCCTGTGACATCAAGAGTAGAACTTAATGTTGTTGCACCAGTTACACCTAGTGTGCCACCTATTGTAGTATTTCCTGTAACATCTGCTGTACTTGAAAGTGTAGCAGCACCTGTTACACCTAGTGTGCCAGCTACAGTGGTGTTACCAGAAGCAGAAGCTACAGTAAACTTGTTAGTATTAATATCAAAGTCACCATCAATACCTGCTGCACCTGTAACAGCCAAAGTAGACGAAAGAGTTGTAGCACCAGTTACAGCAAAAGTTCCACCTACCGTAGCATTACCTGATGCGTCCATAGTAGTAAAATCTGCTGCTGCTGCAGTAGTTCCACCAATAACAGTGTTATCAATAGTACCACCGTTAATGTCTGCAGTGTCAGCTACAAGGCTATCAATGTTAGCAATACCATCAATGTAAAGATTACGCCATTCAGAGCCTGTAGCACCTAAGTCGTATGTATCGTCAGCAGAAGGAAGAAGTGCGGAAGCAATATCAGCAGTAAAGGTTACAGTGTCAGTAGCAGCATTACCTAAAGTAGCATTACCATTTACTGTAAGGTTGCCTGTAATAGTAGCATTCTCATCAACTTGCAATGTGTCAATGGTGGCAGTACCATCTAAGTACAGATCTTTAAACTCTATGCTAGATGTACCAAGATCAATATCGTTATCTGTAACAGGAGTGATAAGACCATCTTGGAATCTAACTTGTTCTACGGCTGCAGCAGATACCTCTACAAATACACCAACACGATTATTTGATGTATCTATAACTACTTTATTAAGTGCATCTGAATCAGCAATCAGTGGTACGTATGCACCCTCTGCTGCAGTACCATCGTGCTTGTGTCCAGTTGAAGCATTAAACGCAGCAAGTACTTGGTCAAACTCTAGGTTTAACGGGTTAGCTCGTACAACGGCTGTTGCCACAATGTCTGCTGAAGATTGTCTTGTATAACCTGCCACTTTTTATCTCCTGTCGCCTGTGCCATACAGTATGGATACGGCCTGTATTGTATGACTTGGGCTTGTACTATTGGTAACGTAAGATACCGAAATAGAATCCCCTGATCCACTTATATTTGTTGATCTTGTTGGTGATGGGTTACCATCATATATGTCTGTTGTATCATAGATTGTAGATGCGTTATCAAACAAAGAAGCTGCACCTGCAGTTGTCAATGAAAAGTTTTCTGGTGTGTTTATCTCAGAGTCACCAAAGTTAAAGTCTATACCTACGTTAATTAAGGCTTCACCTTCAGTTTTAAGAAAGGTCTTAACTTTATAAAATATCTTACGAACTTCTGGATCACCCATAAAGTAATACGGAGTTTGGTACACACTGAATATTTCAGAGCCAGCAAATGAATCACCTTCTTCTTGTTTATGTACCTTGCCTGTACTGTCTCCATGTAATACAAACTCAAACTGACCTATGTAACCACTAGCTACTGATGTTGCTTCAACACCTACAAGCTGACTATATTCAAATGTAGACTGTGCAGTTGGGCCTTTACGTATAGCTGCCAGTAGTGACAAAGAAGTGTTAGCTTCAAAGAACAACCTAAACTGTGACTTTCTTCGTATTACAAGAGCTTTAAGTTTAGTCACATCTTCGTTAGCTGTGTAGTTCTCAAATGTCTTTTGTATTTCACGAGAAACAGTTTCAAGTTCAACGTCACCAATACGTGATGTACCTGAGATAGGACGAATACCATCTGGCCCTAAGAAGATAATGTCACCACCAAACTCTACCACAGTATCAGGTGCAACACACCCCAAGTCATTTGTTACGTTTTCTACTGTAAAGTTAGAGTAGTTATCACCTATAATGCGTTTAATCTGGTTCTGACCAAATACATAAAGTTGGTTACGAAAGGCTTTTAACTGAGTTACAGTAAAGCCTATGTTGATTACACCTGCACCGTTTGCTGGATCAAAGTCTGTATCTGCATTAGGGGCAGAAAAATATATGTTAAAAGGTTCTGCAGGATCGCCAGCTAACCAAAGATGATTTGCAAAGGCACTAGCAAACTTAGGATCTGTTGGTGCATTTGCATGGGTAATCTGCGTATATGTTGTACCGTTATACTTAGCTGCAGGATTAACACCATCAGTTAGCAATAAAATTTCTTCAGTCCAATTATAACGTTCAAACCTTACTACGTCAACCCCTGTCATTGTAGGGCTACCTGCTGTAGTAACTGCAGTCCAACCTATTACAGTAGGAGTACTTGATACTGTACCTGTTGCACTAGATGTACCACCTGTAAGTACGTTACCTGTAGCAAATACATTGTCTGGTAATCTTCCAAAGTTTACTACAATAGCATCTGCAGTTTTGGATATTACTGTACCTGATGCTGCAACTGCAGTACTGTCACCAGAGCTAACTACACCTGTAACAGTTTCACCAACAGTAAAACCTGAACCTTCTCCTGTACCTAATGGTACATCATAGTAATGATTATACCAATGCAGATAGTTGCTACCAGAAGAAGGTGCTCTACACCCAAGTACACCCTGATTAATATCACCGTTTACAGAAAGTCCTAATACTTTACCTGTACCGGGAAGTGTACCATAAGAGTTTTCAAATCCACTTATGCGTCTATACCCACCCTCAAGTGAAGGTTCCATGTTTACAAGACGTACCGCACTACCTGAGAAGTTGTTTGACTGTGTAAGTGGATCAACGTTAGTTACAAGTCCACCAGCCAT